TCAAAGTCATCAATGGTTAATCTAAAGAAGGGGGAGTTTGGAGGAAGAAGAGTCAACAAAAGTTTACTTGCTAAATGATTAACACCTCTTGCTCCTATACTTTGGAATGGAGTTTGATAAGTGGTAGCCCAGTTTGCTCCTTGGTCTTTTATTAAAGTAGGTATCGTTAGTTTAGCACATTCTCTAGCCCTATTAAGGTACGATTCCCTATGAGAAAACCCTTGCTCATACATACCCTTGAGTTGCCCGCCTTCATAAGTCTCTTTAACATTCTTCATACTCTAACACCTGACCTACTAATTTTTCTTAGTCGTCTTTTACCTCCTCCACCAGCAGTTGACTTTTTAACTCCTTTGAATGTTGCACTCCTCGCAAAGCCTTGTCCTCCTTGTGCTACATCTTTAGAAAAATCTCCTTCTACTCCGGGGCGACTGGCTCCGGTAGTGCCGCTTTCTCCCGTACTCGACTGATCTCCCTTCCATGCTTGACCCGCATCCATCCACCTTGTCCACTCAGCTTTTCCAGCATCCATAACATTTACCCACTCAGCTTTTCCAGCATCCATAACATTTACCCACGCAGCTTTAGCTGCATCTGCTCTTGTATGAAGAGCTACTTTACCAGCATCTGTCGCTGTAGCAAGTCCAGTTTTACCAGCCGATGTGAGGTTAGCAAGTCCAGTTTTACCAGCAGTCAACAAAGCTCCTGCACTTCCACCAATTTTTACCTGCGGTATTTTAGGTAAAGTTTTCTTTAGATTACTAGTGGTTGTCATCAGACTCTCTTTAGCAGAACTAGTTTCTTTCATCAACTTTTCTTTAGCATCACTAGTGGATGTCATAAGCCCCTTTTTAGCACCAGTAGTGGTATCCATGACACCCTTTTTAAGATCAGTAGTGGTTGTCATTAACTTCTTTTTGGCATCAGTAGTGGTTGTCATTAACTTCTTTTTAAGAGCATCAATTGTGGGTACTTTTGTTGGTATTTTTATTGCAGGTGGCTTAATAACAGGTGTCTTGATAACAGGTGTCTTGATAACAGGTACTTTTGTTGGTATTTTTATTGCAGGTGGCTTAACAACAGGTGGCTTAATAACAGGTGTCTTGATAACAGGTGTCTTGATAACAGGTACTTTTACTTTCGCAACTTTCTCCACAACTTTAGGTACATCTGCTACTGTTGTCTCTGCTTTCTTTGCAACTTTCTTTACTACTTTCTTTGCCTTCTTTGCAACTTTCGTTACTGCTTTAACAACTCCTCCTCCACCCCCACCAAAGAGGACAAGATCTCCTTCATAATCAAATGACTTTGAGGACTCTTCAACTAGTTCTCCTTTGTTCTCATCCCATGTGTAAACAACCTCTGTATATATTTTCATGTTACTCCGCTTTCTTCTTTTTCTTAACAGTTAATTGTTTAGAGGCACCTTGAACGGATTTCTTATCTGTATCAGAGAGATCTGCTTTCTTACCTGAACCAGAACTTGTCTGTGTTTGTCCACTAGATGAGTAGTTTGCTTCAGATGTGTCAGAACCTACATCATCATCACCATCTCCACCTTGACCTAGTATTCTGTTTACGAAGCCAGTAACTTCTTGTCCCTTCTCACCTACAAAAGTCATACCTTCCATACCTTTATCATAAATATCACCAGTCACTTGACCAAAACGATCTTGCCCTGCCCTAGTCTGCTCATCAATCTTTTCTCTTTTTACTTTTTGGTATTGCCTTTTCGCAGACTCATGTGCACCTGTAATAGATTCTGTATTAGCTCCTAAAGTTCCACCGCCCATTTTATTCCCTTATAAATAGTGTCCAATCGTCTCCTCCATCTCCTTTATATTCAGTTAAACCTCTTCCTAATCTACTGATTAGAACTGGATAGTAAGATGACTTAGGATGACATGGTAATATATATGATGAAGTATTGTTTTGATTCATTAGTGTATCTAATGATTGAAAGATAACAGTTGAATCTCTATTAGTAATCTTTTCTGAATGCATCCACCAGTATACTGTAGGTGAATGTGTACAAAAAGCACCTGCTATTTCTCCGTCTTTAAAGATAACATGTGTTGGATACATAGGTAGTCTACCATTTTCATCGGCAACTTCCATTACTTTTTCCATTAACTCTTGAGTGTTAATTGGAAATACTTGTAAATTAGTTATCATAGTGTGTGTGTATGTGTTAAATAAGCACTAGCTGTTTATACGTTTAGCCCCCCACCTTTGTAAGCTGAGTGGGATTTCCCTTTAGCCTTTCCTTTCCTTTTCTTCTTGTACTTTGCCTTAGATACCTCAGACTTAGGAGCATCCAACATCTCCATCTCTGCTTCTGCTATATCAGGTCTGTCCATTTGTGCAGGAGGTGGTGGAGGTGGTGGCATCTTAATCTTAGGTGTTGATTGGCTTCGTCCACCCATGATCCTCCTCATATAATTGTGTAAGTCGTGCAACCACAGACTGTTGTCCTTGAAGGAAAACAATTTCTTTTATATCTGTCCCATTCGGAACATCCTTATAAGGAGGTAGTCTATCGGGAAACATTTCTTCTAAATATTGTAATAATTCTTTTGATACCAAGTTGTTATAGTCCATAAATGTCCACTTTTGTATTAGAGTTCACATGAATTGGCAACACAAGCTAACTCTTGGGAGCCTGAAGTACTGTCAAGTGTCTCATATTTAATAAGATTGTCCCAATTAATAGTGGGGAAACTCTTGCTTAGTGAGTCGAATTCTTTCTTAGTACACTCTGTGTATGGTGCTTGTTTATAAATGTAGTCAGAGTAAGGTAAAAAGGAAACACCTGATATGTCATCAAAGTTATCAAAAACATAGGAGCCAACAGGGAGCCACTCATCTTCCTTAACGGAGATAGTCTGGCTAACTTTGTGTTCGGCCCAGAACTTAGAATAAATACCATGAAGTTCTAGCTGACCAATAGCGGAGAGATCTTTTCTTGTTAGAGAAAACTTAGGGGATCTCATGGGGAAATAAAAGACCATGACATTACTGGGATTAGTTATGTCAGGTTCGTAAGGTACCCCACTATCAATCAGTAGTGTGCACAGGGGATCTTTCACATCAGTTCTAACTGTCCTAATGTAGTAAGGACTGTGCCGTGTGTGGATTCCAGAAGCAGAGTCAACAAGTTGACTAACTGTTCCAGAAGGTTTAACGCAAGTTATACTGGCAGATTTATTTATTCCAATGTCACCAGCATGTTCTTCGTTAGTCTCTATCGCTTTTTCTCTTAGCTTAGTGAGCAGGTCAGGTAGGTTATCACCGCTTGACCCATTAGTAAGTGGGCAATCCATTATACCTGTGAGTGAGACACCAAGTAGTCTCTCCTCTTCACAGTTTGTTTTCCACTTGTTAGTTAGGTACCTGAAGTTGGTGAGTGTGGACTGCCATGTACCTAATATAGTTGCCAGTTCCACCTTCTTAGTGAGTGTGTGAACTGTGTCATCACTCCTCACTACTGCTTCAGTTAGGTTACAGAACTCTCGTGGTCTCAGGATTATCTCTGAACATGGGTTAGTTCCAAAGTCATCTCTCTCTTCTCTCCTGTCTCCTTTAAGTGGATTCTTTATGTCAACATTTAAATTATTAACATGCTTCTTAGCATTGGCACTACTGAATATACCACGTTCACCAGACTTTGAGTTATAGAGTGATTGCCATTCCTTTAGAAAGGTACCCACATCTGGGTTACCGTGATAGTTAGCAGAGTTGTTAGCTAATGCACGTTGGGATTGTCTACCCCACCACTCTCCTGATTTACAGGTACGCATCTGCTCATCACCTACATCACTCAAGGATAAGAGAGCACTCCTTCGTACACCACCCACCACTACAACCTCTGCTGTTTTACACACTAAGTCATGACATTGTAATGTTGTGAGTTTAGTTGAGGTTGCATCTTTAAATGTCCTCACCGTAAACCAGAATAGTTCCTCTAATGGTTCAGGCCCACTTGCTCTACCACCAAATGTTTTCAGAGGTGCCCCTGCTTTCCTAACTCCACTCACATCCCACTTGGGTATTAGTCCAGAGTACAGGAGAGAGATCAGTTCTCGGAATGCCTTTGCCCATCCTAACTTAGAGTCTCTAACAACTATGAGTGAGTCTGTTTCATGTAAGGTTTCAGGTACAAACGGAAGTAAACTAGTGTACTTGTATTCAACTGAGAACCCAACACCAGTACCGTTCATGAGAACGTACAGTAACTCATCAAAGGATCTAGGAGAGTCAATGGGTAGGTATGCACAGTTGTACCCAGCCACGTTCTCTTTATCTAGTGCCTCTCCTGCGGTCATTAAGCACCTCATTGACGGCATAATTTGCAGGGAATATACTGCACTCTTCAGTATACTTTCTAACTTCTTGTCTACTGTGTAACCACAGTTCTCTTTGAGATGTCCTCTGAAGAACCTGAAGTATCTATCGACTGTCTCTTTCCATGTCTCTCTTCTTTTCTTTTCGTAGTCCCAACGTGAGTACCGAGAGAGGTGTATGTATTGCTGGTATTGTGTAGGTAGTTCATCCATGATTCTCTTTCAATCTTTTAATGTTGGCTTGGTCATCGGACTTAGCTAATGGATGTTCTAAACTTTTTTCAACATAACTTCTCCATTGCTCTTTCTGTTTCTGACTCTTCTCTTTCCACAAATTTGGCTCATGAATTACTACCGTAGATGGTGGTTCCCATAAAGTCGGGTACTTATCTATTCCATTGAACTGTTCCTTCTGTAGTATGTATGCCATTCTTGCTTGTAGTATAGCAAACTCCTCATCGAATCCTCTTGCCTTATATGTCTTTCGTACTGCACCCCAACGACTGTCCTCATTCTTGTCTGCTTGTTCCAGTACTCTGTTTGCAGTAACAGCACCAACACCAAGACAACCGGTGTATCCATCTACTTGGTCACCTGATAGTGCTTGCCTAAAGAAGTTCTTCTCCGCAATATCTTCTGATATATCGTAGATAACTTTACCATCAAAGTCCCAATGCTTACCCGGAATTGTGAGTAGGTCTTTGTCTGTTGAAACAATGCATGTGTTCTCTGTATCCTTAGTACACTCTATACCCATGAGATCATCTGCTTCTAACCACTTAGACTGTAGTGTAACATACGCATTTCTTAAGTACTTACGTGCTGGCTTGTAGCACACAGGTTTTCTTATACCTATCCTCTTAGCTTTGTAATCCGGATTAAGTTTCTTCCTAAAGTTATCATGTGAACTGAGAAACACTACTACATCATCTGCATCTGAGTCCTCCTTAAGCTGGCTAATCTCTGAATCAATTAGATTCCTAACTGCCTTGAAGTCACAATGAAGTGTCCATATATCGTCACCCCAATCAACTTCCCTTTCACATGCACAACAGTTTTTATAAACTAGTATGTCACCATCAATTAATAATTTCATTTGTCCCTTTTGTTAGTGTGTTTCAGCCCAGTTAGAACCGAATGTATACTCACCTGTTAGTGGTACCCTCAAGTTAAGAAGGTTACCTGAGTTAGTGATTGCTTCTACTGCAATCTTTCCTACTTCATCTTCAAGTCCTTCACGAACAAGTACTTGTATCTCATCATGAATGAAAGCAACTTGTTGGTAGTCCTTGTCCTCTTTAAATCCTTTCTCCTTCATCAGCCTGTGGAATTCAACCACCCATTTCTTACATATGATTGCTCCTGCTGATTGACATAAGGAATTAAGTGATGAGTGTGTTGATCTTACTGGAACTTTCCTTCCATCAATACCGAATAGGTATCCCTTCTCTGCTTTCCTGAACACCTCTTCTCTTAGTTTCTTAAATGCTGGTACCTTCTTGAAGAATCTGTTCTTTAGTTTCCTACCTTCTCCTTTATCCTTGCCCACAATCTGACCCAACTTCGCTTCTCCGGCACCATATAAAAGACCATAAATAAAAGTCTTAGCTTGATCCCTACTAGGAAGGTCAGCAGCTTTTCGATTAGCTTCGTGTATATCACCACTAACCACAGTCTTAGCATAACTACCACCATCAAAGGAAGCAAGATAATGAGACACAACCCTAATCTCAAGAGAACTAATGTCACATCCAAGAAGACTAAAGCCTTGTGGTGCATAGAATAGTTTCCTGCATTCTGTTCCATATGGTGTCTTGACACTAGGTACCTGACCGATATTAGGATGGGAGTGAGAGCAACGACTTGAAATTGAACCCATTGTATTAACTGATCCGTGAATCTTACCATTCTTTTCATGATGTAACCAAGCATGTTTCCCCTCTGATAATTGAGCTATTAATTTATTCACACCAAATGCTTCTGCCATTAGCTTTGCTTCTGGATAAGGTAGCTTAGATAGTATATTCTCATCCACCTTTGGCTCATTGGTTGGAGTAAACTCTTTAGGCTTCCAGCCTCTTAACTCTGTCAATCTTTTAGCTATGTGTTTACGTGAGTTAGGATTGAAGTCAACAATCTTAACCTTGTTATAGGTACCATTCTTTCTTGAACCCTCATCAACAATCCATGAACCAAAGATTTTCTTTAACTCACCTTGTAACTTGTTTCGTTTCTCTGCTAGTTGTGCATACAATTTAGATGCACCTTCAACATCAAAAGGAAATCCGTTCTCAGTTTGTCGTAAGCATATGGTATGTATGTCATGCTCCAACTGTATTGAACCATCTGGAAACTTAGCACCAAGTAACTTACAGTACAGTTTATAGTTAAGTCCAACATCATTCTCACAGTACTTAACCATCTCATCACTCAACTCTTCAAAGTTTGTGAACTCTCCTTTATCCAAGTTCAACCTCTGACCCCATGACTTGAGAGAGTGTCTACCATACTGGTCTTTGTCTATGGCTTTGTTGTTGAAGTCCCTCTTTGCTCTGTCTGGATAGATTAACCTAGACCAAACCAACGTGTCTCTTATCTTTTGTGTTGGTTCAGGTTCCCATTTGAAAAACCTTTTCAGAACTGGTATGTCAAAGGATATAATGTTGTGACCCACAATCGTGTCAAAATTTTTCAGTAAAAATAGTCCGTCCAATATTTCTTCACCTACAAAAGACCACAACCTATCTTCTTCTATGTCATAGAGTACTAAACAATGTACCTTAGTCAAGTCCTCTAGTAGTCCATCAGTTTCTATATCAAATACACATGTCTTCATCTTCCCCCCCACTTAAATCTTGCACCATTGCAATCATTGAGTCTAAACATAACTGGCAAAACGTAACTGGAATATTACCAAACATACCTGTGACTCCATCACCCACAAACTTAGAGTTCTGTCCACATATGGAGCAACTGTCCGTGTGGAGTGATTCAAATAAATCCATCAGAACACCGTGCTATCACCAGACCAACTCTCGTCCACTTCCTCCTCATCGAAGGGCATCTCATCTTTTGGTACCTCAGTTAGCCTACCTGTTTTACGGTCATAGTCCAGTTCACAAGCCACACCTGTTTCTCCTGTCCATCTGTTTTTAAGTACCCTAACTGTGGTTCGGTCAGGGTCATCACCTTGCTGGTCTCTCTCACACCCAATCACTATATCAGATAGCTGTCCTATGGAAGCGGAACCTCTTAGTTGAGCCATGCTTGTTTGTGCTCCATCCTCGTGACCCTTGTTACCTTGTGGTCTCTTCAGGTGTGACACTAGTATAAGACCACAGTTCACCTCTTCAACCAGACCTCTGAGTTTGGTCATTAGATTGTCAATGGTTCTTCTCTCGTCACCCTCTTCAATACCAGATACCACAATGGATATGTGATCCAGTATTATGAAGCTACATCCACATGCTGTCACCATGTACCGTATCTTATTCAGTAGATTGTCTCCTTCAAGTGAACCCCAATGGTCATACATGTAGATTCTACCTGTGTTCAAGGTATTATCGAAGGCTTCCTTGAAGTCTTTATCCTCGACCTCAACATTACCTAAATGTAATGGCTTGTTTAGGTAGAGTCCCATGAATCCTAGTCCTGTCCTCTTGTTGGATTCCTCTAGTGCAATGTATCCTATTGTTTCCTCTTGGTTCAGCATGTGATTCGCCATCTCTCTACAAACCTGTGACTTACCTATACCTGCACCGGCTGTGATCGTGACTATCTCACCTCTCCTCATACCAAGAGTCTTCTTATTTACACCTTCATATGGGTACTCACATGATGACATGGAATCCTCTGCACTTACTATGTCCCACAGATCTTTACCATTCACGATACCATCTGGTCTATAGACTTTAGCTTGCCAGATACAGTCAATCAACTCTCTTACTCTACCTTTAACTAACATATCATTAGCATCCTTCAAAGGTAGCTTTGCTATCTTAGCCTTGCCCGGTGGTAAAACTTGAGCACATTCTCTCGATGCTTTAATACCTGCGTCATCGCTATCAAAACAAAAGATGACCTCTTCATATCCATTGAGTAATTCTATGCTCTTACGGATAGCTTTTGAAGCTCCTGCTGACCCATTTGGAACAGAGTACACAGGCCACTTGTTACCTTGAGATTGTGAAACGGATAGTGCATCTATCTCACCTTCACAAACGATGGCCTTCTTCCCTTTA